CGTATAACTGCCATAAACTCATCTAACACATTAGCACCGGCGTCGTTACTACCGTTACCTAACTTAGATACTACGTCTGCGGGAATGACAAACTCACCGGTAGCTAACATAGCAGGAACACTATCTGATGTGCCATCTCCATCGCCTTTAACATATCGGTTTTGTATACCACCTTCACTGTAGAATTCTGGCTCATGTCCTGGAACTTCGCCACCTTCTGCAAAAGTAGGAGCCGCTTGCGTTGTGTTTGACATTGGCGTATTGCCAAATGATGGGTTAAAATTAAATAGGTTTGCTGAAGGACCTGAAACAATATCGGCAGTAAGATTTGGATATGAAACATTGTTGTTAGTTGTTCCAGTGCCTGTGCCTGTACCTGTGCCTGTGGTTGCAGTATTACCAACGGGGACTCCATTGGCTAAAGCTTGCTGAGCGGCTTTTAATGCGTTTCCAGTTAATCCTTGAAGCGGGTTATTCCACAAACCTCCATTACCCAGCATATTAGGTCCTCCTGTAGACTCATTGATCCCTGGAGCGAAGTTGTTGCCCAACATATTAGGTCCACCTGTAGACTCATTGATCCCTGGAGCAAAATCTGGACCAAGTGCGTTGTATATTACATTGCCTCCAGGAACAACGTCCCCTAATACATATCCCACTAAACTATCCGGTCCTGGTACAAAATCGCTCATGCTTATTCCAATACTATTGAGTATACTTTTTCAAAATGCGATGCGCCTAATCTTTCTAACAACTTACCAAAATCATGGTATGGTTTAATGCCAATTAGAATTCTTTTAATTCGACGCTTTTTAATTTGGCCAATAGACCATTTAATAAATTTATATCCCAGCAACCCTTTTCGGTATTCTGGCAATATGTAAATTGTTGTTGATGATGCAGTAAGGCTATTTTTATAATGCAATGGATTACTGACAATCCATTTTGAATACCCTATTAATTTAGATCCATCCCTAACAGTAAACACAAACAGTCTGTTAGCTTTGTCTAATCTTAAATAGCCTTCGTGATTAACCTCAAGAGGAATGATATCTAATCTATCTGAAGACTCTTCAGAATGCATTCTAAAAAGGTCTAAGGCTTCATCCAATAATACCTGATACGTCTCTCGTTGATAGGTTATCATCTAAGTATACTAATGCACAAAAGTGATAGTATACGCCCTATTTGGAAGGGGGTCCATTGATCAAAAGAACAAATTGATTAGCCCACTCATCCCAAGAATCAAACCTATCCGGCGTTGGAATACCGTAAGATGAGAACGATGGTGTTTGAATAATGTTGTTGGCTGTGATATGCCAGTCATCTTCATGCGAAATCGGTATAGGTTCTTGACCATAGTACATGATCAAGTTACCATTAAACGTTTGCCAGTCTGTATGCTCAGCCACAAAAGGGAATACCATTTGGAAACGATTTGCCATTATGGACGCTCGTCACCTAATTCAGCGGTGAGTAGGATACGACCCATCTCGTAGTTGCCATCGATATCATTAGACTCAAACTTCAAGTTCATTTGACGGTACTCAACACGCAAATCAACCTTTTCGGTGTTCTCATCAATGAAGTATGGTCCGTTGGTCACTGTCGGGCTTTGTGCAAATTTACGACCTTGGATAGTCAATTGTAGAACACCACCAAGAACAAAGTCTGGCTCAATACGGCGCATATGCAATCGTCTATTGATCGCTGGAGATGAGTCGGCTGAAGGTGTGCCGCCAACCCAAGACAAGTCACAAGTGGTGAAGCTTGAGTATACAGCCTCTTCTGCTTTGGTAGAGACTTTGTTTAATCCTGTCTCGTGTTGCCAGATACCGTATCCGCCGGAAACTCCATATAAGTATGTTCCAACCGCTGGAGTGCCACCAATAAAATCCTCAGACACAGTAATCTTGGTAGCACCCACGCCGCCAATGGTTGTGTTAAATATGAATTGGCAGGTGACAACTTGGTACTTAGTATCCGCTGGATCTGTTGAAAACGATAGGTAAGACCCTGGCGCAAATTGAGTTGTCACGTTACCGGCAATGTATAATTGTCTGGCCGTTGGCGCAGTTTGTCCAGCTGGTGTTGCGATGTTTTTAAATGCTTGACTGTATAGTACATTGTAATTCCAGTCAGCCCAGATAGGGATAGGAAATACTTCTGTAGTAAATCCAGCTGAGCGTTGTGAACCTTCAGCCATGCCAGCATCGTACCAGATCTTATCTTTTACGTTGTAAATGATGGCATCATTACACTCTTGTGATTCGCCGCGTGGGTAGAAAAACCAGATTTCGTTGTATCTTGGAACCTTAGTCGCCCACACTTTTTGGCGCTGCGTGTAGTTTAAATTGTTGAACAGGTAGTTAACGTTCTTATCGTTAGGTAAAACTGTCACGTAACCATTGTATAGGTAGAACCTATCCACACCCATCCAATAATATACGCCGTCCATCTCAACCACTGAGCTAGATGACATGATAGAGATCTGGCTTGAAACAATATCGTACTGCCAATAGGTTGGGGGATTGTTTACGAATGAGACGCGGATTAAACTGTCTGTTGCCCAGAAGAGGCCAGATGGTGAAGATGTACCGCCACGAACCGGAATGCCGTAAACAATCTTACCAGCAGCCACGTTGACTTGGTTAGCAAGAGGTCCGTTCCAGTCATCAAGTACTTGATCAGCATAGATCTGACTGACATTATTATTGGCAATAAATCCATTGTCTCCGTATACAAAGATAAACGGATGAAGTACTGTAACGCCGCCACTTACTACAATTGGTTTGTAAGTTGGATTAGTTCCGCCTGTGTCGGCAAGCGCTGTAAATGTCCATTTGTCGTTTGCGTCGGGTACTGTAGATCCAATGTATACTTGACTATTAACACCATTGTCAATATTAAATAGATTGTACCCAGGGTGCGCAATAAGATTTAATGAGCCACCTGTAGGTTTGTATTGGAAATTAAATTGCCACAATAGTGAAGGATCTGGAGTAAACGTATAATCAGCAAGCCACACTGCCGTTGGTGTGCCAACGATTGTTTCAACCACGGTAACCACTACGGTATGAGGTCCGCTATTATAGACAGCGCCAGATACTGTATATTGCGGAGCCCCTGGGACTTGACTAAAAACAACAATCGTTCCTGCAGGATAAATAGATGTGATATCTGTCGTTGAGCTAATTGTAAATGTGTGTGCTGTGTTAGATACTAACGCAAATTTAGAATACCCTACAGCAAATACAGCATTGTACGGGCCTGATCCTAACCCAAAACTTTGATCTGTTGCAAATACATCTAGGCCATTCTCAGTGCCTGAAAATACATAGTTAACTCCATTGTAGGAGTTCATGGTTAGGCCGCGAGAGATGCCGCTGAATGTAGAAAAGATTTGTTGGTAGCCGCCCATCTTTTTAGGGACGCCACGTTGAAAACGGCACCAAGTGCCGTCACTACATTCCCTAGACTCAAACTGCGTTCCGTCGCGTTTGATCCCAGGCTCTAAACCTAGAGTATAGATTTGAGAGTATTGTGATTGATTGTCTTGCGCCATTTAGAATGTGCCACCTGAGATACCGCCGGTTGCAGTAAATGCAGCCGCTGTTGATATTTGAGGAGATGATGTGTTAGTATTATCTAAGTTTAACATTTCTACTGAGTTAGCTGTCAATCCTAAGATACTTGTACCAACCAAATACATACCTGTATGGTGATCGTTAGTAAACGAAAATGTAGGTGTTGATGCTGAACCATTTTGGCCATAGAAGATATTGGTCGTTGTTTGTGAGATCACATACAACTGAGGACCATTAGCTACCACAACGGCTACTTGACCAGCACCCAATGTTACAGTATTAACACCGCCTGAGACAGTGAAAATCAAATCATATGCGCCAGATGTGGTGTCATTAATGAAACCATATAGCTGTGTAACCGCTGGCAATGTGATTGTTAAGTTTGTAGTACGAGTGCCTGAAAGTGCTTCGTAGTTTTGAATGTTAGGCGCAAACGCAACTAAACTAAATGTGCTACCAGGGATACTATCGACGTCGTACGTTGCTGATGAGAACGTTGGGTTTACTTCAGCAGCAAAGCCAAAAGTAAAGAATGTGCCTGAAGCTTTTTCAAAGTAGATAAATCCAGAATTGTTTGGATTGACCGCAATACTTGGTAAACCATTAATTGTGGCTGGACTAGTTGCTGAAAGTGATAATGTGCCAGTACCCCCATTGCGGAAGCCAATCCACCAACCGTCAGATAATGACGCTGGGTTAGGCATTGTGAAAGTGCCCGCACCACTCGTCCACACATAACTACCGGCGCGGCTTGCGTCTGTTAATGTAGGAACAGAAGATACTTCAATTACATTAGAAGTAACTGCTAACTTACCAAAAAGTGTCGTTAACCCTGGGCCTTGAAGTGTTGCAGCATCGGCAGCCGATGTGCCAGCACCAAAAGTAACATTTTGCCAAGTGCCTGCAACTGTAGAATTATCAGATAGATAAAAGTATTTAGATATTCCTGTGGCAACAATAACGTTTTCTGCGCCGGTTGAGTCTACCACAGTGAATGATACTGAGCCTGTATTTCTAATTAATATATCAGATCCAACGGATCCTTGATCACCCTGTGGTAAGTATATTTTAAGACTTGCTACAGAGGTCGAGCAATCCATAATACGAGACGCTGGAACTTGCGTTGGATTGACAACGGCCGGCCAATATAACTGAGTATCTTCCGTAAAGGTTAACGCATAGTACGATACGTCCGTTGGTTCAACAACGGTACCGGTAAATGGCGAGGTAAATGTTGACATATCTTAAGGTTCCTGAATCGTAGTGTTGCGATCGATACGACGAGCGTTGTCTTCTTTTTTGAGCGCCGCTAATGAGTCGTCGTAGTATTGTTTCCACACAGGCAATTTATCCAAGGCTTTTAAGTATCCTTGGGCTTGCAATAGTGTACCAAAGAGCATCGCTTGAGGACACTCTCTAGTAAATAAGTTTTGTTGATTTGTGGTATCGAGCGGTTGGATCTCGCTATAGTAGATAATCTCAACTGGATAGTCTGTGTCCGGTGTCGGAGCAAACGCCCAGTTATTATAATCATACTCAGCATAATAAAGAGGTTTGCCGGCGCTAGACTCAGATTGGTACATCGCCACATAGTCTTGTGAGCGCATTAATACTGGAGCGCCATTGACCTTCATTGACACAGTCTTGCGCCAGCGGGCAGGTTTTTGTAACACTACTTGAGTAGCAGACAGTGTTGTCTCAACTACTGTCAATTGCAAATAGGTCTTGAGCTCTGCAGCAATTGCAGACTCAGCCAAGCCGATTAAACTGGGGATCTGTGCGACGAACTGATCGTCATCACGCTCCATGTAGTTGATCACATCTTGGACAAGATTGTCGTAATTTTGTTGGTATGCGCCAGCCATATTATCTCGTATAGTAACTGAAGTTAGGTTGGAAGTAGATAGGTGACTTATCACGATCTTCTTCTTCGGCTTGTGTACGTAAATCTAAAGCTATTTTTTCTAAGTACGCTACACGTTGCATATCAATATTAGGCAACTGCATTGCCAATTTATGTGACAATGCTGCTTGAATATAAGGGATCCAACGGTCTGGCAAATAGAGCTGATCAGTCAACATACCAACGTCTTGTGGTTGCAATTC